ACATCCATGCTCAAACTGCCACGACAGGCGCTTGTTGACGCATGTATTGTACTCTGCATTTGCAATTGCTCCTGCATGCACAACGCTGGCCAGGAAGTGGCAAGCTTCCCACTGGTACAACGCCCCTAGCTGCAAAGTCAAGACAATCTTGGCAATGCTTTGCTTGACTGTCCAAGATACGACGCATCAAGCTATAGCCTTGTTTCTCTTGGCGAATTGTGGCTCCTTCCCAGCAAGAGCCTCGCACACTTTGAGAATACATGCCGATACGAGCAAGAGCCATGGGAGCAGAAATGCTCCCAGCCAAAAGATCACGAGCAAAACCCTCCAAGTAACGATATTCCGCACGAAGGCGCTGACCGATGCGCCCCCAGTCCGAAGCCCGCATATTGTCCTTCCCGCCATTGCCAATGATTGCTGCCTGTACATGGGCCAGCTTAAGCGCTTCCCTTACGCTTTGTTGCCATTGATCCAGCGTGATAGAGCCATCACTAAGCATCCCTGTAAGACGACGTAGCAAAGTGCCAAGCTTGTCAATTCGACCATCAACCAAAGCCTCAACGGCAGACTGACTGAGAAACCGCCCGTTACCTCCGCGATAACGGCCACTAATGGGATCGTAACGCCATGAGGATTGATCCAGGCGAGACTGAATGGAGATGGCGAATTGCGAAAGATCATTCAGGCTTTGCATCCTCTGCCTCCAGGATATCCTTAAAACGCTCTGGAGCTTCCTCTTTCCATTGATTCAATGCGGCATCAATGTCCTCTTGTTTAATTAACGATGCTTCGTCCACTTCCGAAAGAATGAGGCCTTCCACTTTCATGGGCTCAATTGCATCATTTTTTTGAGCCAAAAACTCTTCATGCTTCTTAAGAAAGATTTCATGAGTGGAGCATGGCATAAAAATGGGGCCATCTTCTCCTTCCTCTTGATGGAAGCCAGCACAGCCAATTTTTTTAGCAGTTGCCAATGCCTCCTCTTCTGTCTTGTAGAGATGGGCACTCGGATCTTTTGCATCCACTTTGCTGCTTACGTTTTTAGCTTTTCCCTTGCGTTCGGGATTGGGATCGGCTTTGCGCTTGCGGGCGACAATAGTTTGACGCTCTTCTTTGCTCATGGCTTGAGCCTTTGCTTCAGGCAAGCATTTGGGCTTACCTTCCTTTTCCTCTCGTCCTCCGCATGGTCCCATGATTTCACCATTGGCACCAATCCTCACCCATTTCTCTTTGAACCACTGCTCAAGGTCATCGGCATGGATCTCACCTTCATCGTTCTTGAAGGCACCGCCAAGAGAACCGTGCTTTTTCTTGTACATCTGCTTGTATTGCTGCACCACGTAACCACTGGCATAGGCAGATGGCCACACTTTGAACTTAGCTTTGGCAGCTCCCACCGCTCGCGAATGCAGATCCTCGTCAGTGAATTTCACATCGCCACGCACCTTCTCTAAATCGCGAGGAAGAAACAAGCCAGCACTGTCTTCCACCTCTCGACTTCCTTCCATGGGAAGAGTGCCATTCTCCTCGTTCATGGGATCGCGCCCACCAGGAGGTACGGCCATCTTGCCACTGCCTGCGGCTTGAGGAAGTTCCCGCACTACGGACGGGTCGAGCGTAAGCTCCATGCTCCACTCAGAACCGCCGTAACGGGCATCTGCCACCTCCCTGGGACTCAGTACACCCAGTTGGATGTAGCGGCCATCTACAGCCGCCACGCGAGCCCTTACATCGGCCATCTCGCGTTCGTTTAGCTCGAACAATGGGTTGAATGAAATGCGCCAAGATTCAGGCAGCTCTCCCTTCGTGGGACCTTCCTTGCTCAACATGATCAGTTCCATCAACTGCTTGACGGGACGCTTGAAATGAACGCTTTGGTAATCGGCCAATGTTTTGGCGAAGTCACGCTCTTCACTACGACCAGTGGAGCCAAGTCCACCAGGGCTCTCACCAAACAGCACTGTATGGGGAATCTTGCTAGCGCCAATAATATCCACGCGCAGCTTTTCTAAGATTTCTCCAATGCCTCCGAAATTACGACTAATGAATTCAAGCTCTTCTTTTTCCGCATCAATCGCGTAGCCGCGATAGATGCTCTTGCTCATATCATTCACTTGCAGGCGATCACGAATGGAGCTTTCTTTGCCAGCAGCAAGCATTGCCGCCAGGCCTCTTACCTTGTGAACAAAAATATCAAACTCAGTGAGGAGAGTGGCAGCAGAATTAAGGCCAGTCCAATAGTGCTTGAAGCTGTCATAAACAGTCTGCAAGCTGCTCATGCCCCAACCATAATTACGCTGCCTCACGCGATAGGGAAGCCAGTCCCCATCAAAACGTAAAATCCTATCCTTGTGGATGTAGGACAATTGTGGCTGGCTAATTAAATCGCCAGAAATAATTTGATAATACGTTGCCTTGGAATAGTCGTATAGATTTTCTTCGTTAATAACTGGCGCAATTTGCCAGCGGTCTAAGCATTCAATGTCTTCAATGCGGCGAATGTTGCGTTTGTCCACTGGCATGTAGGCAGGACGCCCATCGTCAATAAACAGAAGCAAGCAAGCCCCTCCATAAAGACGAGAGTTTTTGGCTACAAGATTAAGATTTTCGAGAATGAAGAGATCTTCAATAACTTGCTCAATGCCTTGCACTTCTTCTGCCCTGACGCCTTCGCCACCAAATAAAACCTTGAACCCCTTCCGAGTGGCTTGGTCAGCATAAATATCAACGATGCGACGAGGAAGCCATTCACCATAGAGATTTTCCAGCTCTTCTTGAGGCAGGAATACAGTGGCCGTAGTTTTGGTGTACTGGCTCTTATCACGGCCAGTTCCCATGCCAATCAGGACGTTCTGGAGCCCATCAGCGCGGACGCCACCACTCCCGGCATGACCAAGATCAACTGCATCGCCTTCCATAAGATTCCTTTATGGCCATATTGTCTTGCTTTTATTCTAGAGACTGGCTACATTGGCATGTTGCTCATGCACAAGATGGCCTGCTCTCCTCTTGTTTTTGCTTTCAGTGAACAAGACAAAGCCTTGGTACGACAGGAAGCGGAGCGTCGGCAGTCTTTCAATGAGAAAAAAAGCCTAAAAGGACGCAATGGTGGGCCGGAGCAGGGGGCAAAAGCTCTTTTCATTCATAAGCTTGGCGCTGCTGGTGAACTGGCAGTGGCAGACTATCTCCACTTGCGGGATTTTCTCTACCAAGAAACAGAAGCGAAGCGTGGTTCTGTTGATCTCCCTCCAAACATAGACGTGAAGACACGCTCTCGTCATGATTACGATCTCATCTGCCAACTAGACGAGAAGCCTGGAAAAGCTTTAGTGTTGGTTACGATACAGCACAAGATCACTCTCGTCCATGGTTGGATAAAAAGCGAAGATGCAATGCAGGCGCAATGGAAAAAAGATCCTGCAGGCGGAAGAGCTGCGTACTTTGTGCCGCAGTCTGTATTACTCCCACTTCTAGAACTGCGCAATGCTGAAATGTTCTGACTTTTCTCGTCACGCCCTCAAGCTCGACCTCTATCCCAGGCAAGCTCGCATCCTTGACGACTACTTCCAGCCAGATAAAAGCCATGCAGTGTGGGCCTTGGGGCGACGATCAGGTAAGACCGTCATGGCGGCGGTGGCCTGTGTCTACATGTGCTTCGTGCTTGAAGACGAATACCGTAAGCGAGTAAGGAAGGGGGAAAAGTGGTACATCGTGACAGTGGCAAACAGTCAAGATCAGGCTCGCATTGCTCTCAACAACATTCGCCAGCTCATCCTGGACAGCCCCTTTGCTCAGGAAATCGTCCGTGAAACCGCCGACATCATTGAACTGAGCAATAATTGCGTGTTCAAGGCCATCCCCACGTCTGGACGAGCTGCTCGTGGTCTCGCTTGCGCTGGCGCAGTATTTGACGAGCTTGCCTTTGCTAACGAGGGCGATGCAAACAGTGGTGGTCGTGGCATCTATGACGCTCTATCGCCTGCCATTGCGCAGTTCGGAGGAAAGGGGCGCATCCTTGAACTATCGTCTCCCTGGCTGACTGACGGCATCTTCTACCAGCATTTCAAAGAGGCAAGCTCCGGCAGGTTTCCTTTTATGCAAGCAGTAAATCTCCCAACATGGGAGATGAACCCAAGTATTTCGCAAGAGTTTCTCGACACAGAAAGACAACGCGACCCCGAAAAGTTTAAGGTGGAATATGGGGCTCAATTCGCGAGCAACCTTTCAGCCCTTGTCGCAAGCGATGTTGTTGATGCCTGTATTGATGATCGCAGAGCAGCACTCCCTCCACGCCCTGAATTCCAAGGAGCATATGTTCTTGCCCTTGACCCCGCCCGTGGTGGCGTTGGCCGTGACGATTACACTGCTTGCATTGTTCACTATGAAAACGGCACGTTAGTCGTCGATAAGTTTCATTCCTTTATGGCTGATTTTGAAATCAATGGAAGGATGGAAGTGAATATCAATGCAGTGGAAGATTGGATTAAGGAGCAGCATCGTCTATACGTCTTTGACACCATCGTGATGGACCAGTTCAACAGTGCTGGCACCATTCAAAGCTTGTCTGCTGACCTGCCCATCACTGAACTCACTTGGACAGTCAGTTCCAAGATGAAAGCATTCAGCAAAATGCGGGAATTGTTCAATGCAGGACAAATCAACGTATATCGTCACGAGAAAGCAATCATGCAGCTTAAGAACCTCACTGTGATCTACAGACCGAGTGGACAATGGACAGTAACTGGTGGTAAAGCTTCTGGCATTGACGACTTAGCGTTTGCAATGGCAGGTGCCATTCTTGCTGCAAGTAAAGACGACGACATTGGCTGGATTGAAAGCCTGATTTCGTAAATCATTCCCCTAGTATATTTTTCAAACAATAGTTCTGCCATAACGCGATGAACTGCAATTTAACCATGCAAGAGACTCAGTTTCTCATTGCACTTCTTGGTAATGCTTCCATCAGTAAGCAAACATGCCTTCAGCTCCTCGCAGCCGAACATCTATACATCCCCACGCTGTTTCCCAAGCTCCAGGCCCATGCCAAGGCCCTCAAGCAAGCAGAGGATGAGGAAGAGCACGAGAAGGCCACTCTTGACGATTACTGCCGTGAATACCCTGGCGATCAATGCTGCAAGGAATACGACGTGTGAGACTGGGTGAAGCTAGGTGAGCGTTTCAAAACGTGCTATGCTTCTGGAGCTTTCGCGAAGCACGCTGGCCAGCGTTAGTTCAAACAGGACAATGGTGATCAGGCACCATTGTCTTCCAGGAGAAGAGGGAAGTGGGCCTACCCGCTTTGAAAAGCTGTAACAAGACGGATTGAAGCCCCGTCTCAGCACCCTCCCTTCACGCCCTTGTAGCCCAACTGGCAGAGGCATTCGGTTTAAGCCCGAAGAAGTGTCAGTTCAAATCTGACCAAGGGTATTAGCATTGGAAGTGCAAAGCAGTATTCCAGTGACAAAGTATCGCAATTACAGTGAGGATGACATTAGAACGGCGGTGTTATCTAGCAAAAGTATCGCGGAAGTTTTACGCAAGCTAGAGCTAGCTCCAGTGGGAGGAAATTATGGAACTGTAAAAAAGAAAATTACCGAACTTGGCGTAGATATTTCTCACTTTACAGGGCGAGCATGGATGCCAAAAGGTTGGCACTTTAAAAGCCTTGATGAGTTGACTATGCCTCGGTCAATCAAGCGGCGATTAATTCAGGAACGAGGACACCAATGTGAATGCTGTTCTTTGAGATTTTGGATGGAGCAGCCAATCGTGCTAGAACTTGATCACATCAATGGAAACCGAAACGAGAACAGTAGGGAAAATCTTCGCCTCTTGTGCCCAAACTGCCATGCGCAGACACCCACATGGCGCAGGTGCAAAAGCGCCTTAGCTGATTTCAATGAAAACGCATGATTAAAATCGCTCGAGTGCGGGTTCAACTCCCGCTGAGGGTATATTGTCATTCCAATGGCGTATCACGCCAGCAACAATAAAAGCATTCGTAGCCAGATACGATGCGAAGATGAAAGTGCGCATAAGCGCTACCATGTCAGCTTCTCTGTGGCAACTGCTTTCCTTGGCCCCCAAGGCCTTTGCCCACACCCTCCATAGCCTCTTCCTGCTCATAAATCCAAACCTTTAGCTCTCTAACGTACTGTCTAATGATGGCAGCTTTTTCTAAGTGCCATTGGTCCATGGTTAGGAAATATTGGGCGTTATGCCAATCAATGGCTCTTAACGATTGATAAATAATTGGATTGAGGGGCTCACGCAGGGGAGTGTTAAAAGTGCGACGCTCCGTCATGGCCCTTGAAATAGGCTTTCACTTCCTCTAATGCTACAGGAGAAAAATTATTTCTTTCCACGCATGCATTGAAATACCTTCTATCTACTTGTCCATCAGTGATAATTTGATGACAATGAAGATGACCATGAACATTCCCTAGATAATGCCCAGAAAGACATGCTGGATGCACTGGAATATGCGTGAAGATTAGCCCTCCTCTCATGGTTGAATCGCCATTATGGAAGAACGCTCCTCTCACGTCTTCAAAATACTTTGAGAAGTCTTTCAATGGTCCAATATCATGATTGCCACGAATAAGGATCTTGCGTCCATTGAGACGATCAAGAATCTTTAAGCTTGCACGAGGAATGACAACATCCCCCAAATGATAAATAGTGTCGCCTTTGCTTACTTTTGCGTTCCACCGCTCCACCATGGTCTCGTCCATTTCTTCCACAGAAGAAAATGGACGCAACGCTTCGCCATCTGGTCGAATAAAAGACAAGCTTTTGGCATGCCCCCAGTGTGTGTCTGCCGTGACGAAGGCGCTCATGGGAGTGCTATGAGAATAGGAACTGCTGGGAATCGAACCCAGTATTCCATGCTATCTGCATGGCGTGTGCCAACACTTCAGAACCAGGGCCCCCTCTGTTTGGGCATCATCTCTAGAGACCAATTTGTTGGCGCCAACAAAATGGTTCCCGTCTGAGAGCTAAGCCTGAGGGGGATTGTTTGCAAACGCGGCAACTGGAAATTTCCTGTCCGTGCGTTGCGCTCCATAGACAGATCCATGGAGTGAAAGAACAGTACGCTCTTGACAGGTGTCAAGCTTGCACTGTCTCGAAACTATAGCATCAAATTACTGCGCAGCCCCCTGAGCTTTTGCTTCCGCTCCTCGATTGATTCTGGAGTGGAGTTCTGGATTAGATACATGGCCCCATCGAACAGCGTATTGATATTGTCCTTTGCATGGCCCAGCATGATATTGCAATTGCCGCACAGGATTCCTCTAACTTGACCAAATTCATGGCAATGGTCAACGACGAACTGTCCGCTGCTGTGATTAGGCTCTGAGCTTCCACAAATGGCGCACTTGCATCCTTGGCTATCAAAAATATTTTCCCATTGCTTTAGCGTGATGCCATAGTTGTTGCGCAAAGACTTGTCTTTTGCCTTGCGCGAGCAATAGTTTTCTTTGTTCCTGGCGGCTACGTCCTCCCGCCTTTCTGAATAGCTCGCAGAAGCATCGTTTTTCATGCAAGCTTTGCATCTCGCAGTGAGACCGTCGGCCACTCTTTTTTCTTTGTAGAAATAATGAGCCTCTTTCAAGAGCCCACACTTGATGCACTGTTTCATTCAAAAAATAAAAGCGGGAGCCAGCAGCAATGCTAGCACCCGCGCTTCTTCAGCGATAACCTCGATCTATTAGCGCCCGTAGGAGGGAAGGTCGTAGTTCGCGGCCTCAAAGAAAGCGATTTGCCGTGCGCGGCGTGTGTCCGCCATTCCAGGGGCCTTGCCCGTAAAGAACAAGCTTTCAGACGAGCGCATCCAAAAGTCCTTGTCCAACCATTTGTTTTCACTGGCGCCAAGCTTTTCAAAGAGCCATGCTGCAGTGGCAGCACGCAGTTTGTTCAAGCTTGCAGAATCTTCCTGCTTAAGCTCCTTGCTAACCATTCCATGGATTGCAGTATGCACCCTTTCGTCACGGCTAATGTCGGCACTAACTGTGCGCATGCCCATGTCTCCGTTCTGACGGAAAAATGGCAATGCAACAAAGAAAATGCTCCGCTCAAGAATGGCAGCTTTATGCACTGGATGAGCAGGATGCTCATTCCACACCTTCAGAATATTCAACACGTCATTCTCGGCCTTCTCATCCACACCATGCGCAGCGGCAATGTAGTTGAGAGCCTGATCATGACGCTCTTCATCCTCCATGTTAGAAATCAGCGCTTCAACCACTCCATGCGTGGAAGGAAGATCGCGCTCCAGACCCTGCTCCAAGAAGTCCTTCACAGGAAGCTCCAGATGGCGCAGCGCAAGAGCCTTGAACAGGGTTTCCTCGCTCCCTTCGACCACTGTTCCACAACCAACGGGAACTGCCTGCCAGGGGCGTTTTTTAGCAATGGTTTCCAGATAGGGGCTCTTCGTCGTCATTGTCGTAGTATCATTCAATGGTGAGGAGAAAAGGGGCCATTAGGCCCCTTCTTTTTTATCACTCTGAGCAAGCAGCACAGAATCCAGCCTCTACGGAACAAGACGCAGAATCCTGCTCAGTCTCTTCATCAAGACCAAACATGCTCTTAAAATCGTCGTCCAACGCAGCATATGCATCGTCCTTGCGCTGAGTATCAGGCAAGACTTGCAAGCTGTAATAGAGGCTCGTCTGTGGAGAGTCTAGCCAATCTTTCAGGAACGCTTCGTCATAATTCACAATGTCTGACCATGAATTAAACGAATAGCCATGGAACAGGCCGCTGCGTTGATACAACGCAACAATGCCATTGGCAACTTTCACGAAAGCTTCCCAGCCCACTTCAGAAGCAGTTTCAACTTCACCATAGTCAAAGCTCTCTACGCCAAAAGTGCCACTATCACGATCAATAGTACGAGCAATAGGAGGAGCAATTTCTGGCGTTGTAGTGAAGCCACGGGCATCTAGATAACGATAGGAACACGATGCAGTGGGAGCAATGCAGAAAGCACGTTCCATGCCATGCTCACGAGCAATGTCAGCAGCGCTTGTAATGCCCTTGCTCAAAGCGTGGACGGCTTTTCCGGCCACTGTATCGGTCCAATAATGGCACCAAGGATGGGGATCCTCTTCCAGATAGGCCTCAAGCGCATCGCCGAAGTCCTTATAGCTGATTCCTTGGATGGCCAGGAAATTAGCCAAGCCAAGCAAGCCCAGGCCAATCTGCTTATCAATGGAAGGAGGCAAATATTCGCCAGTGTCGCCCACGCCAGTACCAGCATGCAGCTCACAAAGCTGCGTCATCCCTTCGATGAATGCTCCTTCAATGTTGTCAATAGTGCATGCCCCCAAATTGATGTGCTGAAGCAGACAAGTGCCACGATGCGGAAGATATACTTCCAAACAGACATTCGCACGGATGCGCTCCCCTTTGCTGTTGTAACGGATTTTGTTGAGCCAGAGATCGCCAGAAGAGATGGCACGAAGACAGGCATTGATCAGTTCGGGAGACGATGCGGAAAGGAAGTTTTCATCAACGTTGAGACAACGCTTCACCCAAGACAGCTCACTCCGTGGCACATTAACAAATTCAATGGCATCGGGAGAAGTATAGTCAAGATGCAGCACTACGGCGCCATTTTTATATAAACCGCCCCTACGCAAAATTTCATTAAGCGTGGAATAAATTTTGCCCAAGCTTACTGGCCCGCTTGCCACGAGGCCTTTGCCATTTTCAGCGCCCCTTTCGCGCAGAGAAGACAAATGAACAGCAACCCCCGCACCATTGCGCAGGCCATGACTAACGAATCGCCAAGATGCTTCAATGCCATCGGGGCCCTCCATTGAATCTTCTACGCTGAAGACCGTACACGAAACGGGCAGGCGTCCATTGGGGCTATCCAGCCAATCTTGCACCCTGCCAGTGCGAGCAATCGGCTCACATTTTGCCTTTTCCTTCAGCTTCATAAGACGACAAAGCCCCGCTCGAGCGGGGCGCGATCAACAGGAGCAGGCTAGCGCAGAAGAGCCCTGTCGAAGATGAAGATTTAGTTAATCACACAAGCCTTCCTCGTCGCTCACGGCCAGCAGGTCGCGCACGAACAGCTTGGCTTCGTTCAAAGTGCGAAAGTAATAAGGTTTGCCGTGGATGGCAGCAAACCATTGAAACTCAGGCTTGCTAAAACATGGCCACAATTTATACGGGCCAATATTAAATGGCTGGCGATCAGGAAGGCCCCACATAGAAGCTTTGCGAAGATTATCTCACGCTAGTCGTTATTAACAATTGCACAAGTGGCATTTAATACAAAATGCAGCTTTCCCATTGAATCCTTAAGAAACTTGGAAGAATTTGGCCAAAATGTTCGCCACGATACCAAAAACGCCACATTTGAGCCACAGTGCGAGATACGATAGCCGAAGCGGAGCTGCTGACAACTATTGAGAGCGCTCCGCAGCTAGACGACGCTCCTTCGGCCAGTGCCTCAAGCGAGCGTAGCCCCCAAGGGCGGAGCGTCTACTGACAAAGGCTAAACTAGCCGCGAAAAGCTAAGCTTGCGGAGCCCCCAAAGGGCGGAGCATTCCTGCTAGCGGCGAAAATAAAAGGCCCGCGCCAGAAATCAAGAGCTGACTCAGTCTCATGTGATGAGTCGCTGAAGCTATGCGTAGCTGCGGGGAAGGCTGAAAACAGGCGTTTTCAATCTTCATCTCACGACCAGCGGCCCCTTAAAGGGCCGCTTCTGGCTTTAGAAAGAACAATGCGAAAGAAGAATGCGCGAATTGTCTTCGTCAAGCTTCTTAGTTCGTCATTACGACGCCTTGGGGCGTCTCCATTGGTGAAGCTAATCGTCTGAAACGCTTCAAGCTGCGCCTGCGGCTTGCTTTCAGCGTGCCAACACTGGGAGTTTGAGAGACAATGTCGTGGCTATGCTGCACGAGCAGGATGTTCAGTCTCAGAAAATCTTTCAAGCTTGCCTTGATTTCAGGTTTTCTTCTGTCCCTCTCCTGCTGTTCTTTCTTTTCCCAGCAATGCTCACTGGCGATTTTGGCGGTCACAACGATTGGACCGTTTTCAATGGTGCCGAAGTATTTACGCTCTCCCGTGAAAGCTTCTACGATCTTGCATCATGGTGCTCTCCTGGTGAAACTCTCGTGGTAGAGGACGCCCATTTGGGGCGTGCTCGTACAAAAAAAAGCTTGGCACAAGTTTATACAGCCAGCGAACTCCTCGCCTTCTATCGTCAAGCATCAAACTTGGGCATCACGCTCCGCTTGTTCCCGCATAGTCAAACTCCCAAAGCTCGCGCCCTTGCAGGCTTCGACGAGAAAAACGATGCAGTGGATGCACAAGCAATTCATACCTATCTCCTTCAGAGCCCTTCAGTGCTTCAAAGCTTGAAGCTCCCCCCTCGCTCCTTTGAGCCCGAGCGCTGGCGTGAAGCTGGTTGGGCGTTTAAGGACGATACCAATATGATCCTTAACGTGGCTCGTCGTTTCAAATACAAAACTGAAGGAGATCGAATTACTTCCTTTATTGTTGACAATTTGGACCGTCTCGCAAGCATTGTCCCTGACGATGCAAAAGAAATCTTCGGCCTTCTCCATCGCAAAAAAGATGGTTCCTTCTATGCCCTAGATTCCCAACAAGGCCCCAAACTGTCCAAACTCTACACTCTGGCATCGTTGCTCTTGAACGAAACTGGAGAGCTGCGCCTGCGTCCCGATACGGGACGCTCCCCAGGTATTGGCTGGCTTATGCGCACGCAAATTGCCACCACTCCCTACCATCATCGTGGCGGCATCGCCCGCTCCAATATCATGTGGCATGGCTACAAGAACTATGCAGTGAGCAAAATGGACACGCGCAAAGCTAGTTCTTCTGGCAAGCTGCTTAGCCATTACGATTTTTCGCCCGCCCAAACAGAAGACTTCCGAGCGCATCGTAAAACCTACATGCAAGCACAACGCACTATGCTCAGTGCTATGAAGAGCTTGCTGGTCTGAACGACCCTTATAATGAGAGGGCAAACGCTGATCTCAAACACTCTTCCAAGCTTCCCTTGGTTTCAGCAGTTCTTTCAGCATTGCCTTCTCTTGCCCTGGTCTCAACCAGTATTACGGACTCGCTCCGTTCTTAGCTCTTCTTCCAGCTCCTCTTTGCTTAGTCTTAGCCCGACTTACAGACATAGCTCTGTTTTCAAGCCGTCTTCTAAGCAGCAACAAAACCCTTCGGGGCTTTTTGGCTAGGTATAAATACTAGGACGAAAAAAGGGGATGAAAAATGGCGTCACTTTTTGAAGGGGATACCGCCGCCCCCACACACTGCACCCCCGCGTTACTGCTCCCCGCTCTCTCACGCCAGCCGCCCCGTCGTCAAGTCCTGGTGATACGAATTCGTATCGTTTGAGCGGTGATACGATCTCAAATCGCCTGGATGCTTCCTCTTTCAGTCCAAACGAAAGCCCGCCAGTAGTAGCGGGCTTGTGGGCTTCTGTCACCCTAAGGGCTTCAGAAGCGGCTGTAACGGGCTTCTGTGGCGGTTCTAAAGGGAGAAGTCAAGGAGAGCTTCTGGAGCTTTTCCAGAAGGCTTTCTAGGGTTTCCAGCTCTTCTTCTTCAGCTTCTGGGAGGAAGCTTTCTAAGGAGAGAAGAAGGAAGAAGGCTTCTTCCTTTGACAGGGAAAGCCTAGTCATGCCGCCAGCTCCAGGGCTTCCAGAAGAGCTTCCTGGCTGACGGCTTCAGTTACCTTTCGGCAATCAATCCAGCGGCCGATAGATTCAGCTTCCCAATATATGGAAGCTTCTTCTGCAGCTTCCTGGAAAAGCTGGAAGAGCTTCTCTTCTGGCAGGGCTTCCAGCTTTTCTTCCAGAGCCTCCAGCTCTTCTTCTGAAGCTTCCAGCTTTTCTTCCAGCAGCTTTTCCAACTCTTTCCTGAAGTCTGAAGCTGCCCAGCTTTCCCATGCTTTCCTTTCTTCTTCCAGCTCCAGGGAGCTTAAATGGTCCTCACAACGTAGCGGATAGCTTTCTAAGGCTTCCAGTTCTTCCAGAAGCTCTTCCGTGAGGAAGCGAACGTCTAGAGCAAGTCCAGAACTTCCCCACCATCCAGAAAGCTCCCACACTCCAGGTTTCTTTTTGTGGTCTTCCAGGAAGCTCTGAAGGTTGGAAAGCTCCACTAGGCTCCCGCCATAGTCGCCACTCTGGAAGTAGGAAGGTGTCCAGACAATGGAAGCCAGCTTCCAGAGCTTTTTCTGACGGAAAGCTTCCAGAAGCTCTTCTGGAGCAAGCTTGCTCCATGCTAGGTGCGGACCGCCAGTAGGTTCTAGATCTGAGAAGGAAAGGAAGCTTTCTTCCATTGGGGAATAGCTTTCCCATGCATTAACAGTACCGGGGATATGTCGACTAGGCGAGACAGTGTAGAAAGAGCCGGAACAGGAAGAAAGACGTTCGATTGTGGCGCGTAGCTTTTCCATTGTGAGAAAAGAAAGAAGGAGAGGAAAGGAAAGGAAGGAGAGAGAAAGGCTTCAGGTAGCCTGAAATACCCAGAACAGCCCGAAGCGGTGAGAAGGGGCCACGGAAAAGCCATCACCTCTTTCTAGTTCTTTCCATGCTTCCTTCCAATCAATGCATGTCAGTGGCCAGGAAAGCTTCTTAAAGTCAAAAGCTCCCAGCTCTTCCGCTAGGTCCTGAGCGTAGAAAGCTCCGGCGCTTTCTTCTGTAAGGCCTTCAGCTTCTCCTCTGAAGCCGTCTTCAATGCCTTCCGCGGAAAGCTCCAGGCCAGCTTCTTCTGCAGACTGCAGAAAGAAAGCTTGAACGCTGGGGTCATCTCCCAGGAAGTCGCCGGCTTCCAGAGCTTCCAGGGCTTCTTCTGAAGGCCAGAAGCCAAACAGCGCGCCATCTCCTTCTGACGCACCGAAGAAGAAGCCAGAAGGCGCCCTGGAGGAAAGCCAGTCGGAAAGCTCTTCCAGCGCCCATGTCTGAGCTTCGGAAGCCGGGGAAGCCACAGAAGAAGAGCAGTCCGCCGCCAGGTCCTGGAGAAGCTTGACAGAAGAAGAGGAAAGCCCGGACGGAGCGACGCCATCAGGACGCGGAAGCTTCAGGAGATCGGCGATGGAATCGGCCGCACCCAGGAAGGCGTCGGCGAGATCAGAAGAACGGAGCGATGCGCGATCGCAAACAATCCAAGGGAAAGCCTGGAGCTGGGAAAGGGAAAGAGAAGACATCGACGAAAAAGCAACGGAAGCCGCTCAGAAGCGACGAAAGGAAGCGTATCAGCTATCAGCCGCCAGAAAGCCGGAAAGCACCGCAGAAAAGCAGCCCTGATCAATGGAAGCGCTTTCCTCCATTGATTAGCCGCTACGCTTATCAGTGCCCGATTTGCCGCGTAATGACAAGCCAGGCTGATCAATCGAAGCGCCACGACGTGGCCCCATACCACAAGACCAGAAAGAACCGCCAGTCACGTTACAGTCTGAAATCCTTACAAACAGCGCTAAATAATGGGCAATGTTTAGCGCGAGACAGTGAGCAGAATTTAACGCTGAACAGTGAGCACTACTTAACGCGGGGCGGTGAGCGTAGACTGCTGCCAGGGATTGTGCCGCCCATAGGCTCACAAACAGCCTCTAGGAGTGAGCATCACCTGGCGCGGGACAGTGAGCATCACCTGGCGCGGGACAGTGAGCATCACCTGGCGCGGGACAGTGAGCATCACCTGGCGCGGGACAGTGAGCATCACCTGGCGCGGGACAGTGAGCATCACCTGGCGCGGGACAGTGAGCATCACCTAAGGCCCCCACGGATAAGTATTAACTACGGTTTAACGGTAGGGATTACGTTGTATCCTGCGATACTACGGTTTGGCGGTCGGGATTGCGGGGATTCTCCCCCTATGTCTGTATGCGCCTTAGAGCATACAAAGCATATAACGGTAGCGTGATACGACCCTAGCCAGTTCCTAGATACGCCTCTGGCCGGTTCCAATTTTTTCTGATAGGAAGCCAGCCGTGTCTTGTACACTTGCAGCCGTGCCTTAAAGCACGGCTTTGCTTTGCCAGCCATGTCCTCCAGAAGCCGCCTTGATGGCGTCTTCTTCGCTTTTATACGGCCCTCCCACACCATTGTCATCAGCATCGTCATACCAATACCAGCCTTCAATGAGTTCAGTGCCTTTGCAGCATTCTTCGTTAAAGAAATCAATGAGGATCATGGTTTTAATGAGGAGAGAGCGGGGCGCTTTTGGCGCCCCTTGCTTGATCAAACAGCTTCAGAGGCCCAGCGCTTCACGCAATGCATAATGTCATCACTCGTCTTATTGAACAAGCGGCTAGTAGTTTCAATGGTGCGACCCATCATCATCTGACCATCTTCATGCTTGGCAATGCAGGCCACGCCATTAACGAAGAAGCCAGTACCAGGCTTGCTTTCGTTAATGAACTTAGCAATGAGCGAATGCAATTGATCTTCGTTGTGCTTGATCAGAATGCCGCCAGCGTTAACAGTGAATTCCATGGTTTTAAGCTTAGGGAAGGGCTCGCGCCCCGTTGACTTGCCAACAATAAAGCAAGAAGGCCCTGTTTCCAGGGCCTGTTGCAAAACTTTACAATTGACCGAGCTGGTTCTGTAGGAAACCCCAGGTCCATTGGCTCTTAGTGCTGGGCCTCATCAGAGCGTAGCCCTCGTGATCCACGATGCTGTCGCCAGCGCTGTCTACGTGGCCTTCTGTCTCAAGCTGCCACACGCCCCTGCATGCGCCATCGGGACCATAGATGCCAATAACGTGCTCACGGTCTTCCATGGCCAGCCTCACGTGGAATAGAAGCTCGTGAAGCGAGGCTGCTTGGTAGCAGTCCCTGGTGCAAGAGAAATAAGGGCCGTTGTCTTGGAAAGTGCGAATGGTGGTGATCATGACAAGAAACAATGGTTGGTAATCAGCCTTGGTCGTAAGTGGAAAGCTCTTCGTTTTCCATTTCATAAATGAGAAGCTTCATACTTTCAATGGCTTCTTCAATTACTGGCACTTGCCTTATTGGCACTTCCTGCAAGAATTCTTCCAATGCAACAAGCTGATCAACCATCTCTTCAATGCAATTGAATTCTGCAAATGCATAGGGAATGCCATTGTGATCGTCAAGGACAAGGCTACAAGGAAATGGCATGATTAACCGTTGATGATGTTGTTGAAATACTGCTCAGCTTCCCCTTTGTTATTAAAAATGGCGTAGCTGGTGTAATGGAACTGGAGTTCAGTAATGCGTTCCCAACCATAGGCTTCCCATTTGTAGCAACCATTGGCGAGCATGATGCTTCTGACGCCATAGCCTGAATGTTGAGCCTGTCGATCAGCTTCTAGCTTGGCCAGGTAGCTGGATTCTCTGTGGCCTTCGATTTGCTTGTGCATGGTTTTGTTGCGAACAAAGGAACAATAGTCTCAGCGGGGCCGTGGTCGGCCCCTTTGTCACAATGCTTCACACAAGCTCAATGCGATCAATGGCAAAGTCAGGATGAAGCTGCTGACAAACGGAACGGGCCTGCTCAGCAGAAAAAGTGATGTATGCAAGAGCATCATTGCGCTGATTTCTACGGCAGAAGCCGTAGCAGACGAACTTACGTTCTACAGGCTTAATAGTCTTGATGATGTAGTGGGGACGGCTTTCTGCAACGTGCTGCTGAGCTTGCTCAGGAGAAGCAGCGTCAATGAGAAGCTCGCACTGACCGCCATGACGGGAGTTGGTGCAAAGGATGGAATAGGAGACTGAAGAGGCCATGGTTGGTTCCTTGATGAGGGAGGCATCTCTGCCCATGTAGAGAACAATACAGGACGACGGCCCTGCTTCTAGGGCCTGTTACAAAGCTTTACAAAGGCTCGTAGAGGCTCTCAATGCGAAATGGACGAAGCCTGCCAATGCGCAAAGCCTTGCCCTTGACAAATTGCTGGCTGTTGGTCTTGGTATTCTTGATTCTGTGCAGATCATTATCGTACAGCTTCATGACAATGTATTCTCCGCGCCATTGTTTGAAGCCCGTGTCGTAGAGATCGACAATGGTGCCAACGGAGAAGGGCATGAAGCTATAGATGGTGTAGGATATGGCTTCCCATTGATTTTCTCATGGGGCGTTACCCGCCATGGAGCAGGCGGTGAGGGCTAGGC